ATAAGCCTGCTTATAACACATCAACAGGTGGCTATGACTACGAACTCCGTCTTGATGCTTACTATTGGAAGTGGAAAAACAAGAAGTTTTTCTATAGTCCTGATAGTGGAAGTCGTGAAGCAGGCTGGAATCTTACCGATACCTTAAAGGTTCACATGGATGTATTTCTGAAGAACTTGGAAGTCCTGGGTTATAAGTACCATGACAAAACGTTTAAATGCGAAATAGACGAAACAGTAGATACTTCTTCTAGATTGATCTCATACGAAAACGTTAACATGATCGATGCTCTCAATCAAATGGCTGAGAGTTTTGAATGTGAGTGGTGGGTAGAGGAAGAAGTGATTCATTTTGGTCGTTGCGAGGATGGCGATCCTGTTGACTTCGAACTAGGAATGAATGTCAGCAAGATGGATAGAAGTGATAGCCAAGATTCATACGCAACTCGTATTTATGCGTTTGGGTCAACACGTAATATTCCGGCTAATTATCGCAAAAAGTTGATCTTTGATGTCAAGCAAGTAAACGGACGTGATATTTCCGATACATCGAGAGTACTTGATATGAAGTATTTCTCTTCTGATGATCAGATCGAAGAAAAGTTTAAGGCATCTGTCAGAACAAGCGGGTATGTAAAAGGAGGAGTAAATGACTTAAATTATGAGTTGCTATCTAGTAAACCTGTTGGTGGTACTTACGCAATGAATAGTAAAAGCGTTTCTTTCAATATAGGAACAATGGTCTATCCAGCTGGTTCTCCTGTTGAAAGAGAGTATTTGCCTTCTGGAATATATAGTTGGAGATGGCAAATCCGATACAAAGTCAATGACGTAACGAGAGTATATGGTCTTGGAGGAAATGTACGTACTATCTATGAAAATCGAGAGAAGGAGTTGACAGACAATATAACCATTGATAGCGACATAAAGATTGAACGCGGAGCCACAGATTTAAAGCTATATGTTGTCTTTCAGCTTCCATCTTCTATATCCTCTACATTGATACTTGCAGGATCTTCCGGAGATATCACTTTAGAGAATGTTAGTCAATCGGCTAGCGCTTCTGTAACATTCATTTCTGGTGAAAATGCAGGGAAGTCATTCAATGCTGTGTACAATCCGGATTTCTTTACTGGCGAAGCAGCCAATGTGCTGCGTTTGCCGGAAGGTATTACCGCTTCTCTTGGCGACACCTACACAATTGATAACATTGTAAAAGGTAATGTCCCATCTATATATTTCTCAGATGACAAAGGTTCTCAGACTGCCGAAGGTATTGTAACCAAGCATTTGATGATGCCTGAAGGCGTACCATATATTGATGCCTATGAAGGTATGACAGAGGAGGAAGCTGTAGAGCAGATCGTTATTTTTGATGATATCTATCCTAGAAGTGAAAAACTGACGGGTATGGTAACAACTCATACATATACTGATACTATAGATAATCCGGATGGAACAAAAACGTCAAAAGATTGGTTGGCATGGAGATTTAAAGATTCGGACCTGGGATTCCATTTCTCAAACGAATATCGCTTGGACGGAGAGGAATTAAGAGTGGCGTTTCAATCAGGCCCTTTAGCCGGCATGGACTTTGAAGTAACATTCAATCCTTACGATTCAGCCGGAGGTGACAAGTATCAGCCTGAAAAATCAGAGGACGGCACCTGGAACAAAGATGCGCAAGTCTACGAGATCAAACGTAATGATGATTATGGCAGAATGCTTCCTGATGACTTCCTACATCCTTCTAAAGATGGCGGTGACACATATATTCTCTATGGTTATGATTCCCAATTTGTATCCGACAAGCTTATTCCTGACGCAGAGAAAGAAGTCGAGGAACGGGCAAGAGAATATATTGAAGAACTTAAACAGGACCCTTCTACTTACAATACCACCCTGATGTCGGATTATATCTATGGTATTAATCCTGAAACGGGTAAACAAGATCCCGACTTTGCCAAGAGTTTCACCGTTGGTCAGAAAGTGAACCTTATTAATAAGGCATACTTTGAAGAAGGTCGTATCTCTCGTATCATAGGGCTTGAATATAACCTTGATATCCCTTATGACTCTCCGATATACACTGTCGGAGAAACAGCTCCTTATTCTCGTATTGGCGAGCTTGAAAACAAGATCGACTCTCTTACATACCGGAAGGAAAAGAGCAAACAGCAAGTAATTAATAACGGGAGCTCTTCTTCGGGTGGAGGAAGCACTATCGCAAAGTTAATACAGACTATAAATGTAACATCCAGTAATGTAGGATATATAAAGACCGGGGATATGATTCCGGCTGGAACTACATTGGAAGAGATCTTTATTAATATGCTTTCTCAAAAGGCTTCAGCAAAATTAGAAGGGAAACTGTCGTCTTCTAATGATGTTGAATTTGGTACCCAGAAAGGCTATATCACTTATACAGCATATCAAAACGGTCAAGGCCCTATGGAACAAGCTTATTATGATAATAACCCTAACAACAAACTAATTTTTTCGGAAGAAGTCGGTGGCGTGCAGACTACAACGAGACAACTGCAAGGTAATTACACACAGGGAGAAACCTATTTTGCTACAGTCATATATGCTGCGAGTGAAGATGGTTCGTTGCCCAAGAAAGAATTGACTAGCAAGATCACCGTGAATGTCAAACGTAAATGGTTCGCCGGCGTGTGTTCTTCTATTCCTCAATCCTCTGCCGACGTGCGAGCACTAGGATCTAATGGTCTGTATAGTGGTCCTGGTATATTCAAGTTCTCCGCGTCTAACTGGAAGATAGTAGCCGTGTGTGTTCCTGCTGATAGTATTAAGGAAATATCCATTGCATCATCATACGGCAATTTCGTAGAAAACGGGAAAATTTGTTCAGGACCGAAAGTGATATCTGTCGAAGGAGCAAATGGAAGCGATGCTATTGATTACAAAATGTGGGTTATTCAGACACAAGGTTTGAACGATCCGGATTCATTTACTTTTAAAACAGCATAATCATGGTAAAAATAGTCGGAAGTTCATTTCCTCACCAATACAGACGGACGAATCCTTTCCCCATAGACTCAACGGAGACGTGGCCCACCATAGAGGATGCCACGGCTTACGCCCGTAACGAAGATGAGGAAGCGTACATGCCCTATCCCGGTCAGGTGATCTCTATCGAGGGAGAGGATGACTTATACGTACTCGTAGACGACGACAGAATACCCAATAGCGATGGCAGAGGACATTTTAAACTGCACAAAATTTCTACTGAGGAAATCGCAAACGGAAAGTATTTAAGTAAGGTAACGGAAGATACAGCCGAGAAGCTGATCCATTTTAAGGAAGGCGTAGATGTCATAGGTCCGCTTTCCGCATGCAAAGCTAAAATTTCCGATGAGATATCGTCTATTGATTATGCTAAGAATGTAACCGGCTGGCTTATCAACAAGGAAGGTCTGATCGAAGCTAATAAGGTAATCTTACGCGAACTATTGGAAGTTCCCGAATTGACTGTATCCAAGAAGGTAACCACGCTTGATCTTCTGGTACAAGCTCTTGCCGATCTGCATGATTTGTCCGTATCGCATATCGCAACGTTGATGCAGACAGTCATCAAGGACTATGTCTCTTCTGAAACCTTTGTATCCGGTTTTAGCGGCGAAGGGATGAAGATATATAAGGCTCTGGACGGCAGTTGGAACATGGAGATAGACAACCTCACCGTGCGTAAGATCTTCTCTGTATTCGAACTGGTCGTTCAGAAAATGACACATCAAGGCGGTATGGTCATACGATCTGCTGCCGGAGCGAAGTTGACTAAAGTCACCGATGGCGGTTCTTATTGGAAATGCGAGCATGACAGTACGGATGATTTTGTAAAAGACGATCAGGTACTCTGCCAGGCATTTACTGGAAAATCGGCTAAACGTTATTGGCGTCTGGTAACTTCTGCCGGAACAGGTTATTTCAATTTATCAAAAACAGACTGTGAGGCAGGCAGTTCGTCTCCGGGACCGGGTGATGATGTAGCGGTATTAGGCAACAGAACCAACACTGCAAGGCAAAAAGCACAGATAGACTGTGCGATAGGTGATACTGCGCCATACCGTGATGATTATGCCGGGATCAACTCTTATTCACTCACCGATAAACTGATTACCCGTACAGGGGAATTATCGGGCATAACCGATGCTGTGTTCGGTGTATTGTCCGGCTCCGGCTTATACGGAACAAATGTCTGGCTGAAAGGAACATTTATCCTGCGTTCCGGCAAAAGAGTGGAAGAAGCTATATCTGATGCTGAAAGCAGGCTGGAAACGAGAATCACCACTGTCGAGACGAACTTTGAGATTCGAGAAGGTCAGATATCCTCTAAGGTTACGGAAGTGACCACCGCAGTCACGAACGCGAAGAAGAGCGAGACCGCCGCTGCCGGCAGTGCTTCTACTGCGACATCCAAAGCAGGGGAAGCATCTGCTTCCGCAGCTAATGCAAAAAAGTCCGCAGATGATGCTACAGCGAAGCTTGTTACTATAACAGAGAAGGAGTCAAGCATCAACCAGACTGCGGGAAATATAACGCTGCAAGTCAAGGAAGTTACCAAGAAAGCTACCGAAGCGTCCGAGTCTGCTTCGGCTGCTTCAGGTTCTGCTTCTACTGCGGCATCCAAAGCCGGTGAAGCCGCTACATCTGCAACGAATGCAAAAAAGTCCGCTGATGACGCATCCGCCAAACTCGTTACCATAACAGAGAAGGAATCAAGTATCAACCAGACCGCGGGCAGCATCATATTACAGGTCAAAGAGGTAACAACGAAAGCAGGTGAAGCTACTGCTGCCGCCACGAATGCGAAGAAAAGCGAAACGGCTGCGTCCGGTTCTGCAAATACTGCCGGAACAAAAGCTGGAGAAGCAGCAACATCTGCAAACATGGCGGCAACTAAGGCTAACGATGCCGCTTCCTCTGCTACTGCTGCTGCTGGATCTGCAGATTCTGCGGCAGCATCCTTGCAATCGGTCACGACAAAAGAAAGCAGCATTAATCAGACCGCGGGCAGCATCACATTACAGGTCAAAGAAGTAACAACGAAAGCGGGTGAAGCATCCGTAGCCGCCACGAATGCGAAGAAAAGTGAGACATCTGCTGTTGGTAGCGCTTCTACTGCTACAACAAAAGCGGGAGAAGCCGCAACTTCTGCCGCTAATGCAAAGAAACTCCTGGATGACGTTGACGGTAAGTATGTAACAAAAACGACTTATGCCTCAGGGATCAAAGTTCTTAAAGACAGTATCGATCTAAAAGTAAACACAACTACTTTCAATGCTTTAGGCAACCGGGTCACTGCGGCAGAATCAGCGATCACTGTTGCTCAAAACGCAATAGAGCAAAGGGTAACCAAAACCGAATATAACAAAGTCGGCCGGCTTGTAGCATATGGTACTAATTCAGATGCAGCTGCAACCTCTTATGTGGTGCTTAATGAAACTCAGCTTAATTATAGTGGCAGGGGATTTACTTTATTTAAAATAAACAGGACTACTTTGGAGTTTACAAAGGTCGGTACTTACGATGTTTATGCCGGAGGTTCAAATTATACGAACTTCGTAAATGCGCTGAATGCGATTGATACAAACTATATTATAGTCGTGATCTCTTACGATGCTATCGGTATCGATACGGCTACTGCCAATGCGCTGGCAGCCTACGGTGGTAGTGGCATGACCTGTACCGCAACGAGACGGTCCTATGTACTCATAGGTCAAAAAGGAATAGGGAAAGGTAACGGTCTGGAACAATGGAAGCAGGGGACAGCGGGAAACGTGACTATATCTGCTACGATCATCAATGGTGCGGTAACCGGATTTTTTGGAGGGGGTAACACTACATCAGCGTTAGCCAGTGCGGAAACACGAATTACTCAGACGGAGAATTCTATCAGGCTAAAAGCGGATCAGACAGTAGTAGACGGCATTAATACCCGCTTGCAGTCTGCCGAGGCAAAGATAACGCCTGACGCGATTAAACTGACTGTCAAAAGTCAGACAGAAACCATTGCGGCCAACGCGGCTAAACGCACGGAACTCTGGGTGGATGCTACGGGACTGGATGTGACAAAATACTATCCGGTTATAATTGGAATGGGTACTACCATACCATATATAATTACAGTTCAAAGGACGCTTTACGCAGGATATGGCAAACCTTCATGGAGTACGCACAGCGAAGGGTTCTCCGTTATGTGCCGTTGGCAGTCCAACGGTTCCGGATGGGGAACTATAGCTATCCAAAGAACTGTTTTGGACTATGCTTATAGTTTTGCTGATATTGTGCCTGTGGGTAGTATCAGTCAAATCACGGAGGCCTCACTGGAGTATATATATGTCCGTGGCGGTTCAAAATATTGCGTGATCGTAGAAGGAGCTACAGGCGTTAATATCTCCCTAAAAACATCAGCTTACACATGGACCAGTGGTACGACTGCTAGAACGTTGGATGTAAAGACAGAAGTTACGACTCCTTTGGTCGATTTGAAACAGCGTCCGACTACCGATACGATTAAAAGTCAGATTACCCTTGACGGGTTCGGTGTATCAGTATTCGGCAAGAAGATTGACTTTACCGGACAAGTTACATTTAACTCGTTGAATTCTTCCCTGCAAGGAACAATTAACGATAAAGCAACCGGTGCACAGGTTACTGCCGCTCAAACCGCAGCTAATAATGCCCAAACAACGGCTAATACCGCAAAGACCAATGCCGCCACGGCTCAGGCTACGGCAGATGCGGCAAAAAGTAGTGCAACATCCGCAAACAACTTACTCTCTGACATTACGAATGACAATAAACTGACGGCTGCAGAAAAGCAGCAAACGAAAAAAGAATGGGATACCATCGTTTCAGAGAAAACGAAAAATGATGCTGCAGCCGACAGGTTCAGTGTGCCTAAAACCGCATACGGCACAGCATATACGACATTGAGTAATTATATAATTCCATTGCTGTCTTCATTAACGACTACATCCGCAATAATCGGTACAGACTTCCGTGCTAAATTCAAGGCATACTACGATGCGCGTACGGATCTGCTCAATGCGATCGCAGCAAAGGCAAAGACGCTGGCAGATAATGCGCAGACCGCGGCTAACAACGCCCAAACAACTGCGGATACTGCGAAATCGAATGCGACTACTGCTCAAAATACGGCTAATGCAGCAAAAAGTGCAGCTACTACCGCCCAATCGACAGCCGACACGGCGAAAACAAATGCAGCCACAGCACAGTCGACCGCCAATACAGCGAAAAGCAGTGCGGAGTCTGCAAATTCTCTTCTTACTGATATTGCCAGTGACAACAAGCTCACCCCATCGGATAAGCAGCAAGCTAAAAAGGAATGGGACGCTATCGTTTCGGAGAAGGTAAAGAATGATGCTGCAGCCGACAAGTTTGGGGTATCCAAAACGGCATATGGAACCGCCTATTCTAATTTGAGCACATATGTCACTCCGCTGCTCTCATCGTTAACAACGACGTCAGCCATAGCCGGAACAGCTTTTAGAGCAAATTTCAAAGCCTACTATGATGCACGTACCGACTTATTGAATGCCATCTCTGAAAAGGCACGGACGCTTGCTGTCGCTGCACAATCGACAGCGGATACTGCAAAATCGAATGCATCCACAGCACAGACAATGGCGAATAATGTGAATACAGCATTGAATACATTGAAGACTTCACTCAAAGGAATGGCGTATCAGGATATGGTAACACTTGCTAAACTCGATACTACGATTATCGAAGGAGGACATATCAAAACATCTCTGATTGATGCGAATGCGATTGTGACCGGAACCCTTGTGGCAGGTATAATATCAACTACCGATATAACTACCGGACGGTTAACCGCAACAACCGGTGCAAAAATAGGTGGCTTTAAAGTTGAAGGTGACAGGCTTACTTCTGCCGACGCTAAGGGATCGCTTATGATTGGAGACAATATGGTCCGTTTTTTACGAATAAACGAATATGGAACAGCCAACCCGAGTGCTGCGCTTCTTCAAATCAGAAATGATAAAGGAGCTGGTATTAGTATCAGTGGCGGAGCGAATAAACCCGCATTAGCTATTACTGGGAATGGAACGTCTTATGCTATACAAAGTTACGGATCACATGTATTTGGTCAACGAAGCGGTGAAATTTGGAATGCTCCGGGGGTATTATGGGCGGCGGTGATTAACGACGGCGGCGGGATATCTCGATCATGGGGAAATGGATGCACCGTTAATCGTGTATATCGTGCTAATACGGGAGATTATGTTATAGAACATAATCTTGGTAACGATTATTTTCCTCTTGCAACGGCAATTCATGGAGATTGGACCATAGCATCTTTATCGGGTCTTAATTATGGTTCTTTTCGTGTACAGTTGTTTCATAAGGACCAAGGTAACAGAAATTCTTGGTTTGTAGTTGCAATAATGGGCAGAAATAAATTTTAATAAATAACGATTATGGAAATAGACTTTAGAAAAATCGAAGTAACAGACATCGAAGGGAATAAGAGTACTTTCGATATCAGCAAAGAGCTAGGTAACACAATCTACAAGAATACCCCTGACTTGGGTGAATTGGATTTTGCGCAGGCAATCTACAAACAGGGAGAAGTAGAAATAAATGAAGAGAAGGCGGAAGCCGTGCGTAAGTATATGGATGTCGGACAGTTTTTCGCTTTCGTTAAAAAGAGTGTTTATGAAAAACTGGATAGTATTAACAATAAAAAATAGAAGATTATGAAAACAAAGATTTTAACTGAAAATTCAAGAACTACACAAGTGGAAGCAATCACAAAAAGCGGAGAGTATGAATATCAGGTTTCCTATTCCTATGATGGCAAGGAATTACGCCGTTTGTCGTGTAACATCAACAAAGTAACCGGTAATGAGGAACGTACCTATTCCGGATATATGTCATCTGAAAACGGTAATAAGGCGATGAACTTCCCTGCGGATATTGAAATAGCACCGCATATTACCATGTTTGAAAGTATCTTGCAGGAGGTAAACGAAGGGTTAGCTGCCTTATAAAAAAAAGAAAACCGCCTGCTCATCACGAGTTAGCGGCTTGATAACACAAACAAAACAAATAGCGAAAGGCACCACCCCTTCGCTTGTAAATCGATACAAAGGTAGTACTAATAATTAGATAGAGAAAAGGAATATGGGATTAAATGAATGGCTGGCTCTGATCGGGGCTTTGGGAGGCTTCGAAGCAATCAAATGGATAGTTAACTTCTATGTGAATCGTCGAACGAATGCAAGGAAGGAAGATG